AGAATGGATGTTAGGGTTACTGCTATTTTGTTTGCTATTCGCAAGTTTGGTTTACCTGTTTTATTGGGTGGTGTTACTGGCTGGCTCGTTAGTCATGGTTATAGCAACTGGGCTGATGTTTCTTGTAGCGTGGCTGATGCTCTCGCTGTTCACGTAGCGGAGTGCGAGTAATGAGTTGGACAGCAGCAGCAATAATTGGCAGCACTTTGTTAGCAAACAAGCAGCAACAAAAACAAGCGAGCAGCGCAAACCAATTTACGCAAGGTATGTCAAAGGCACAAATGGCCTTTCAAGAGCGTATGAGCAATACCGCATATCAAAGATCAATAAAAGATATGCAAAAAGCAGGAATAAACCCTTTGTTAGCAATTAACCAAGGCGGAGCTAGCACACCAGCTGGAGCTGGAGGTGTAGGCCAACAGGCAAAGGTAAATAAAATAGATGTTCAGGGCGCTAGATTGATAGACGCCCAATTAGAAAAAGTAGAAGCGGAAGCGCAAACAGCAAAAGCGTTAGCTTCTATGAATAGAAAGCAAGCAAGGTTTTATGAGCAAAATCTAATTACACCACATGAAATGCAATACAGCCCTGCGAATCAAGCAGGGTCAGAGTTATTGAGCATGGGCAGAACCATGTGGAACAACGCTACCAGTAGTGCAAGAGACTACGGTTATACAAAAAAAGAACAAGATGAAATTAAAAGAATAGCTCCAAAAGCTTGGTCTGTACCACAGAGCAAGTTCACTGAGAAGGAGCTGGACTACATATTCGGCGCACCCGATTACAAAACAATGTTAGAGCGTAGAGCGCAAATTGGAGCTAGAAAATGACAAAGAAAAACGTAATAGACATCAGAAGTGCTTATACAGCACGTGAAAGAAAAGGTTTTGAGACTGTTGGTGAGAGCCTCACTCAACAGCATATGAAGGAAGAAACCGATATTAGGAATATTATTAATAGATACGATCGTACGGGGTTTATAAGCCACGTAGCGCGTGGCGTAGCCCAATACGGAGATTATTCGGAAGTAAACGAATACAGAGAGGCGTTGGATTTGGTTAACAACGCCAATGTAGCGTTTATGCAAATTCCTGCGGAGATTAGAGAGAAATTTAATAACGATGCAGGAGATTTCTTCGAGTTTGCTACCGACCCAAACAATATCGAAGAAATGAGACAAATGGGACTGGCTGAGCCAGCCCAAGAAGATGCAGACGAGCCCTCCCCGTCTGCGAGCCCAGCGGAAGAAGCTCCTGCTCCTCAAGATAGCTGAGGGGCTTCTTCCGCACCGCACAGTTAACTTACTTGATGTTAACTGTGCGGACTGACACTAGACGAAAGGCGTGGCAGTTATGTACAGAAAAAAGATGAACAGAAAAGCATCTAAAAAGCTTTTTTCAAAAACAGCAAGCAAGGTTCGGAAAAAGAATTATTCCGTACCAATGCGCGGCGGAATACGGATGTAATGGCGTGCTATCATCCGTTACTTGCCTACAAATTGGATGGCAAGGTTACATTTAATAAACCCTTTGTGCATGCAAAGGGTTTTAATTTACCCTGCGGACAATGTATTGGCTGCAGGCTTGAGTACAGCCGTCAATGGGCTGTACGTTTGGTGCATGAAGCACAAATGCACAATAATAATAGTTTCATCACGTTAACATTCGATGATGAAAATTTATATCAAAGAGACAATCCCTACAGTTTAGATGTAGGGGAGTTTCAAAAATTTATGAAGAGATTTAGAAAAGGGAAGGGGAAAAACGTTAGGTTTTTCCATTGCGGAGAATATGGGGATAAAAACAAAAGACCCCATTATCACGCAATTATATTTGGATGGGATTTTCCAGACAAAACATTGTGGTCTGTAAGAGATGGCGTACAATTGTACGTCAGCGAAGAATTACAAAATCTTTGGCCATATGGGTTTAGTACCATTGGCGAGGTTACCTTTCAATCATGCGCGTATGTAGCGCGATACGTAATGAAGAAGATGAAAGGAGAAGCAGCAGAAGATTATTATAAAACAGTAGACCCACACACAGGAGAGGTTTTAGACATAAAACCGGAATATTGCACTATGAGTCGTAGACCTGGAATAGGTGCAGCGTGGATAGAAAAATATAAAAACGATGTTTATCCGAATGATTACGTAGTAATTAACGGTAAAGAAGTTAGGCCGCCAAGATATTATGATAATATCTTGAGCGAAGAAGAGCTGGAACAGCTCAAAAAGAAACGTCAAGAAAATAAGATTTTGATTGACAGATATGATGAGAATATGGATAGACTATGGGTACAAGAAGAAGTCAAGATGAGAAAGCTTGAAAAACTTGTACGAAACTTATAGTTACATTATTGTCTTGTAATGTATATTATGTAAACAACAATGAGGAGCTAACAGCTATGAATAAGAAATTATATTCGATTTATGACAGAACAGGCGAAATATTTGAGCAACCGTTCATGGAATCGACAGATGGAATGGCAGTAAGGATGATTCAGACAATGGTTGCAAACAACCCACAGCATCCTATAGCTAGGTTTGGAGACGATTTTATTCTTTATAAAATCGGAGAATTTAATCCCGAAAACGGGATGATAACAGCAGTAAAACACTCACCTATTATCGAGTTAAAAGAAGTTAAAGAGGTATAAAAATGTTAGGGTATCCAGCAACAGGCAATATGCCATCAACACTACAACATAATTTCAGCAAGTCCCCTCAGGCTGAAATTCAACGGTCAACATTTAATAGAGACCATGGCTTAAAAACAACTTTCGATGCTGGGTACCTTATTCCCATTTTTGTAGACGAAGCGCTGCCAGGTGACACATTTAAGATGTCAGCTACAGGGTTCGGAAGATTGGCAACCCCAATTAATCCATTTATGGATAATTTGCACATTGAAACATTCTTTTTCGCAGTACCAAATAGGCTTATTTGGGATAACTGGGAAAAGTTCAATGGTGCACAGGATAATCCAGGCGACAGCACAAGTTATTTAGTACCGACAGTGAGCGGTACAGTAACAAACAGTTCATTATATGATTATATGGGAATTCCAACAGATGTAAGTCTGACTTGGAATAATTTTGCAGGAAGAGCATATAATTTAATTTGGAACGAGTGGTTCCGTGACGAAAATTTACAGGATAGCGTAGTCGTAGATACAGATGATGGAGCAGACACACTATCAGATTATGTTCTTTTGAAGCGTGGGAAAAGACATGATTATTTCACAAGTGCCCTACCCTGGCCACAAAAAGGAGATGCAGTAACATTACCATTGGGCACAAGTGCACCAGTGGTATCAGACGGTACAGCTCCAACATTTACAGGAAGTGGCGGAGCAAATCTAAGTAGGTTGCGGGCAATTAATAGTGCAGCAGATGCGCGTTTTACAAATAACCCAGCGACATCTCAAGACGCAATATTTAATTCAACAGGTCTGGAAACAGACCTAAGTACTGCAACAGGTGCAACAATAAACGCATTAAGAGAAGCGTTTCAAATTCAAAAGTTGTATGAGCGTGATGCACGCGGTGGTACACGGTATACAGAAATAGTACAGTCGCATTTTGGTGTTACATCACCAGATGCAAGATTACAGCGCCCAGAATATTTGGGCGGTGGTAAAGACCGTATCAATGTAAATCCAGTGCCACAAACAAGTTCAACCGATGCAACAACACCGCAAGGTAATTTGTCAGCATTTGGTACAAGTGGATTCGGTGGACACGGTTTCGTTAAATCATTCACAGAACATTGCACAATTATAGGTCTGGCGTGTGTATACGCAGATTTAACTTATCAGCAAGGTCTACCGCGTCACTTTAAGAGACGCGATCGCTGGGACTTCTATTGGCCAGCGTTGTCACATATTGGCGAACAGCCAATTTATAACGAAGAGATATATGCGCAAGGCACATCAGTGGACGAAGATGTGTTTGGGTATCAGGAACGGTATGCAGAATACCGTTATAAGCCATCAATGATTACAGGAAAGATGCGTAGTAATTATAGCGCATCATTAGACAATTGGCATTTGGCGCAAGATTTCACAGCGCTGCCAGCATTAAATGCATCATTCATTGAAGAAAACCCACCAATAGACAGAGTTATAGCAGTTACAACAGAACCGCATATGTTGTTGGATATGCATTTCGACCTGAAATGCACACGCCCAATGCCAACATACTCAGTGCCAGGTTTAATCGACCATTTCTAAGGAGTTAAAAGAATGGATGTTAGGGTTACTGCTATTTTGTTTGCTATTCGCAAGTTTGGTTTACCTGTTTTATTGGGTGGTGTTACTGG